CCTGAAGGGCCACCCCAGATCAACATCAGCGGCGGCGTGCTCCAGTTCGAGGGTGCCGGCTACATCCGTCAAGACCAGCTGCCCTCGATCATCAGCCAGAGCGCCAAGCAGGGTGAGGCCCGCGCCCTGCGTCGCCTGCAGATGAGCGCCTCCGCTCGCGGACGGGTTGGCGTCTGATGGAACTGAACCTTGGCATCCTGCTCACCCTCAAGGAGGGCAGCGCGACCCAGCACACCTTCCAGAACTACCGCCTGTCGGCGGATGTCACCTACGACGGCGTGATCTACACCTTCGCGCCGTTTTCGTTCTCGGGCGTGGTCTCGAACATGCAGGGCGACAACCTCGACTCCGGCCTGGTGTTCCCCGCCAACGCGCTGACCCGCGCCTGGGCCGACGAGGCCATCAGCAAGGGCTGGCTCGGCTTCGTGAAGGTGATGCTGCTGGACGACGCCAGCAACCCCGTCCGCCCGCTCTACAGCTACGCGGGTGCCATCACCGGCGGCGGCTGGAGCCAGGAGGGCGTGCAGCTCCAGCTGAACACGATCATGGACGCCGTGCGCGGCAGCATCCCCGGCCGCAAGATGAACCACCAGCTGGTCGGCAACATCCCCATCAGCGCCGCCCTGCGTGTGTAGCGACCTGATCGGCAAGCGCTACAGCTTCGGCGCCAACGGCGACGAGGTGGACTGCATCGCCCTGGTCATCCAAGCGCTGGAGCGCATGGGTATCGACAACCCCGGCGTCCGCCCCGAGTGGTACGGCATGACCACCCGCCAGGTGCTGCGCGAGCTGGAGCGCTTTACAGAGCGCATCGAACAGCCCACCTACGATGGTGACATCGTTTTGCTGGCCAGCGATCCCCTGGCTTTTGGCGTCACATGGCAGAGCGGGATCCTCTACATCAACAGGGATTTGATGAGGGTCGATTGGAAGCCAAGCCAGTGCGTCTTAACCCGCCGCTGCTTCCGTATGAGAAGGAACTGATCGAGCTGCTGGGCTGCAGCGAGACGGACTACCGCAACCTGCTCCGCTTCAGCAGTCTCAAGCCAAGAGTTCGCCCAGCGGCCTATGACCGTGTGCCGGAGGTCGTAAACGACCCGGTGATGATCCTCATCAATCTGGTGATCGGCATTGCGCTGTCAGCCGTATCAGCGCTGCTGGCACCTAAGCCTCTCGCGCCGGACCAGAAGAAGATTCGCCAGGGCCGGCTGCCCAACGATGTCGGCCCCAGCCGTTTCAACCAGACCAGCAGCTTCGACGGCTACTCCTCGCTGGTGGAGTACGGCACACCCGTCGCCATCCCCTTCGGGAAGATGGGCGTCGGCGCTGACAACAAATCCAGTGGTGGCCTGGTGCTGGCCGGCTCGCTGGTCTGGTCTAGGGCGTACTCAGTCGGCAACCACCAGCGGGTCAAGCTGCTCTACACGCTGGGCGAGTACATCCGCGACCTACCGCCGTTGCGTGGGATCTGGATTGGCACCACCGCGCTGAGCAGCTTCGGCAGCCATGACTTCGCGCTCTATTGGAAGGCGCAGCGGGGCAGCAACCGCATCCATGGCTCCAACCTGCTGGCCGGCACCCGCGCCACCCCGCAAGCCGGCGACCCCGAAACCCAGGACGAGACCTTCATCGCCCCAGTGGACGGGACGATCGAGGGTCCGGGGTTCTGCATGGCCTACAACCCCAACTCAAAGAGCAGCTTCGGGCAGTTCAACCCGGTCCGTAACGGCACGGCCCACCGTCTGAACTGGGAGGTGGTGAGCATCCCCTTCTCACTGGAGAAGGAGCCCAAGGATCTGCGAGAGCAACGGGCGCTGCGCATCAAGATCGCTGGTGAGATGGCGGGCCGCGCCGGCATCGAGAAGGCATCCGTCGGCGGCCAGCCCGGCGTGGGGCGCGCCTACAGCACCCAGATGGGCCTTATCGCCCACAACGGCGTCGTCGCCGAAAACAAGGTGCCATACCTGAGCGTCGCGCCCGGCGACAGCGTGACCTTCCGCATCTCCAACGAGACCTTCAAGAGCCTCACCAACAGCGACTACTTCTGGTCCGACTTCATGGACGGGAAGCCCAAGGATCACGGCGTCAACCACAAGGACATCAAATCGGCGGTCAACAAGCAGCGCGAGCGCGCCGACGACCTGATGACGATCGGCTCCAAGTGGATGATCGGCTCAACGCAGTGGGTGGTCGAGAGCCGCACACCAGATGTCTGGCGCTCCGGCCATGTCGTTGATGTCGTGCTGCGATGCGTCAGCACCAGCGGCGTCAACACCATCGGCCTGGCGGGCCGCCGAGCCGTCGAGGAACCGCTTGCCGGCTACGAGGGCCCCTGGGACGCCGAGATGGGAGGCCCCCGCCCGGCCCACATCTCTGACGACGGCTACAACACCAACAAGCACTGCGGCGCCGCCTTCTGGAACCTCGTCCAATACGAGGTGGCCACAGTGCGGATGGTGCGTGAGTGCGACACGATTGAGTTCGGCATTCGCAGCACCGTCTGGAACCGCGCCGACGGTCTGTGCAACTTCAACGCCATCCTCGAGCCATCCCGAATGCGGCGTAGGGACCGCAACGACGTCCAGCTGAACACCCCCACGATGTCGCGCTACTTCAAGCGCACATCCTGTTTCTCCGTGTGGGTGCGCCCCCTGCCGGAGTACAGCGACGCCGGCACCAGCACGCCCGAGTGGGCACGCATCAATCAGGTCTTCTGCGTCACCGGCAGCGCCCCCACACCGAAGTACAACTACCTGCGGATCCGCCCGCGCGTGAAGGGCCGCTACGAGTTCCGCTTCATCCCCCGCGTCGGCTCCGACATCGCCACCAGCAGCTGGGAGGGCGCCATCTTCTGGCAGCTCAACGCCCAGAGCGGCGTCGTCCACGGCGAAGACTTCTCGACCCCCTACGGCGACTTCCGGGTCACGATGACTGGCTCCCTGGTGACACGGGAGTTTGTGCTCGTCAACGACGAGATGCTCACTGACCCCAGCGACACCACCAACACGGTGGTCGACACTCCAGTGCCCACGGCGATCTGGAATTACGCCTGGTCGTCCAACATCGGCCTGCCGGACTGGTACAAAAACGCTTTTCTGACGGCGTACCTGGGCAACCCCACTTACGCCGGCGAGACCAGATCCGCCACCCTCGTTCACCACAAGGTACGCAATACCAGCACCGCCGCTGATGACGGTTGGATCACCGTCAAGATCACGGCCACCGCCAACTACGACTCAGGCCCAAAACACGCCGAATACTTCGGCACCAACCTGAACTGGGCTGGTACGGGCGCAGGCATCAGCTTCACCGTTGTGCAGGACAGCAGCACCCGTGGGCAGTGGGCCATGGGCGATCAGTTCACGCTCGAAGCGGCGATCACCGGCGCCAACCGTTACAGCGTCATGGGGTACACCAGCGTCTCCGCCGCCTTCCAAGTCACCAGCGTCGTCACCCGGCCGGTGCAGGACACCGAGATCAACCTCGGCGATGGCGAGCGGATCTTCGAGAGAGCCAGCCAGGTCTCGGATTGCAGCCACTACGACGAGCTGCGCAAGTCCTGCGACGACAGCCCCGAGCACCAGATCGTCTATGTGAACGAGGCGGTCAGCGAGGGCGTCGACGGCCCGCCCGAGTACGAAGACCTCTCGATGCTCGGCCTGTCGGTCAAGTCCAGCCAGAGCACCTCATCCATCGAGCAACTGCGGGTCTGGACACCCACCGGCATCCACGTGGAGCGACTGGAGGCAGGCGTCACCGGGCCCAGCAACCTGTTCAGCGACCTGCTGTATTACCTGCTAACCAACAAGACGCAGGGCCTAGGCGAGGTGGTGCCCGCCGACCTGATCGACCGAGCCAGCTTCGTGGCCACCGGCAAGTTCCTGCTCCAGAACCGCATCTTCTGGAACGGTGTGGTCGAGACCGAGCAGAACCTGCGCAGCTTCGCCTCCGACCAAGCGCAGAAGTCGTTCTGCATCTTCACGATCAAGAACGGTGTCTTCGGCATCCAGCCGGCCCTACCCACCGACAGCGCTGGAGCGATCAGCACCAGCCCCGTGCCGATCAGCCAGATCTTCAGCACCGGCAACATCATCGACGGCTCGCTCCAGGTCTCTTATTTCGACAGCGAGCAACGCCGCGACACGGCTATCTCTGTGCGCTGGCGCGTGATGCGCCCCTACGAGCTGCCCGACGAATCCACCGCAATCGTGCAGTTCAAGGGCACCCGCCCCGAGAGCGTGGAAGACCTCGATCTGACGCTGTTC